CACTCTCACTTGTCGATACACTTGCGCTTTGACTTACACTCATTGAAGCCGACTCACTCCGACTAACCGAGGTTTCCTTTTCTTCTTCATCCATCTGTATGCACCTCCTTGATGATGATTAGTAGCGCCTACTTACCTGTGTAATGCGCAGTATCAAGAATATAAACAGAGTCGATTTGTTCAAATGATGGAATGAAGCTTTGAGTAACTTTAGTTTCCTTAGTTACAGGGTCTACCTTAGTTGAGGTTGTCACAGTAACACCAGTATCAACAATTGACACGTCAGCTGCACCACTCAATGCTAAGTCAGTTTCTTCTGGAGTTGATGTAAAGACCGTGCGTCCTAATTCGCCAACTGGAATGAAGACTACCATACCATCAGGAATGAACTTTTCAAATGTGCCGGTAGCTAAGTTTTGATAACCCTTATCATAGACTTGAACTTGCACACCTAATTCACCTTGTAAGTAATCTAAAAGTGCGCTCTTAGGCAAAGAAACCGCTGCTGTGTTGGCGTTATTTGCTAACAAGGTTGATTTTACCGTTTCGTTTGCTTGAAGAGTGCGGAAGGTAGTGCGGTTCATAATCGCCCGTTCAATTGTAATTCCAGTATCCGTCCCAATCGTGTAAATTGCTTGGTCAATATCAGCGAATGGATCTGACCCGCTTTGTCCCCAGTTATTACCACGAGCTTTGGCTTGGTGTCCAGTTGCCATCTTGTAATCTTCAGTTACAGTTAAGCCGTTGCCTTGAACACTGAATCTACCTGTTGTTAATAATTGCATCCGCACAATTTCACGTTGTAACGCTGCACCTCGAAGTAATTCAGAAGAGTCATCAAAGATACGTTCCATCACGATTTGACGCCGAGTAGTGTCATTTGACCCTTGTAGGTTTGACAATTCACGACGTAAGTTTTCGTCAATGTACTTTGCTTCTTTGAAGAACTTAGCTTCAGCTTGCACTTTAGCAAAACCTTGCCGGTCACGAACAATAGCTTGAGCATCTAATGAGCTAGGTGCTAGTGGTCGTGGTGATTGCGTCATACCCTTATAAAATTCAACTAAGCTATTAGTTTGCTTAGTATTTGGAAAAAGAATTTCACCCAAGTAGGGCGCTTCTTGTTGTTGACGAGTTTGCCAGTAAGCTGCAATGTTAGTACTAGTTAATCCGTCAAACATTGAAATATTTTGTCCAGTCATTGTTTCCCCTCCTAGTTACGCTTGAAAAATACTACATCTGGCATAGCTTTCTTAGCTTCTTCAGTGATTGTTACTCCAGCAGGAAGACGTTTTTCATTGATATATCCGTGAATAATCATCGTGCCACTAGCAGTTCCATCAGTGACATCTACCTCATGTTCTAGAACACCTTGAGCGGTACCGTCAGTTACAACAGACAAGACTGCCTTTTCATCTTGTAATGCTGACGTTTCGCCGCCAACTGTTGTTCCTGCTGGAATAATCTTGCGTCCAAACGAATTTGCTTGAACGCCAGTATCATTAACTGTCACACTTAAAGCGACTTTTCCTTGGACAATTCCTAAGATTTGCTTAGTAGCGCCAAGTTGTTGAATTTGTGCCATCTCTAAAACCTCCTAAATTTAGTTGTTGAAATATGGATTTCTGCGACTGGCTTGAGCATTATGTGCTTCTGCAAGTTGCTTACCTAGATTTGCTTTTGTTTGTGGATTTTTACCACCGCGAATTTGGTTGTGACCTTCGAGATATTCACGCTTAACTTCTTCTCTAATAGCTTTTCCATAGCGAACTAAGGCGTCAATATTGCTCTTAGTTGAATCGGCTTGATCAGTTGTAACTAACTCAATAATTCCATCTGTAATAGGCATTGCAGCTTCATTAAGAAGATTTCTAGAAGTATTTTGCATCTCAAAACGTTCAAGCTTAGCTTTATATTCAGCCGCTAGTTTCTCAGCTTCTTCTTGTTGCAATTTAGCTTTTTCTAAATCATTCATGCCAGCTAATTTTTTGGCCTGTTGCTGCTTAGCTTCAAGTTGTGACTGCCACTTAGCAAACTTCTCATTGATAATCCGGTTAAGGTCATCATCTGTATACTTTTTTTCAGCTTCACTGCCTTTTGCATCTTCTTTTTCTTGTAGATTTACCGAAGTTTTATCACCGTCACCATCTTGATTTTGTGATTGGCCATTACCACCTTCATCATTATCGATAGGAGCGGCAAAAAACATTAAAAATCTGCTAAATCTACTTAAACCTTCAACTTTCATGGTCTTACCTCCAGTATCTTTTTACGTGGATAAATGCTTGCACGTTATATTTTCCATGGCTTTTAAAGACATCAATGCTTGGTCCTAATCCCATAGCTTTTAACGACATCCATGCCTGGTCAAATTTATAAATTTACTATTCAAACACTAAAAATGCGTACAAAAAAAGCGCTAATCTAACCGACTAACGCTTGGTATAATAAAACTAAAACGACTGGAGAAACATCATGCTAACATATTTCTATTCTGTTTTAGTACTTGTCATTCTTTTATTTAACCCCTTCATAGTCCCACCTTCAAAAAGAAAGACACTCCTTACGAGTGCCTACCTAATCAACGGCAACCAATCCTTAGCTTCCTTAAGAGTATTGTATGCCTTTCTTATCAAGCTATTTTCTTCTAAATACTGAATACCTGTACTAGTGATATACCAGCTTCTAGGATGATTAATCTGACTCATCTCCGGTGGTATCACGTCTAAAAGCTCAATTCCTTTGACATAGCCATCATCTTTCAACATTTTTAACGTCTGATAAAACTGCCTGTCTGAAATTCCCAACATATTGGCATTAAGAGAATCAATGCTAGGTTCTAGCCCATTTTCATAACAATCGTTCAGATATTTTAAAATTTTAGTTGCTACTTTTGCATAACTAGCCATTAATTAATCTCACGCCCCTCAGCATAAGCTTTTTTTGCCTCTGCTAATGTCATATGATTAGGGCCACCGTCAATATTTGTTTCGCCGGTATTTTGCCAACCACATTTATCACAAATATCATATACTGCAGTTAAAGTACCGCAAACAGGACAGTGTACAAATTCACTACCATCAATTATCACCAAATTCTCTTTGCCAGTCCGTTTCATAATACTTACTCCCTTCTATTGGTCTTAATAATGTCGTTATAGTCTTTTTATTATTATCACCTAGTACAAACATATTATTTTTCTTATCATAACGCACCCGCCTAAACTCAGTTTCATATCCTAAAATACTTTCTGACACAGGTTGCGATAATAAATCTGCTGCCATCTCCTGATACTGCTCTTTAGTGAGTTCTTCTTCAAATTCTTTAGCATGCTTCTTAAAATGACCATTAAAAGATTTTTGTGTTGGAAATTTAGCTTGTTTCCAAATGAATCTATCTCTTAATTCCTTGTATTTTTCAACATCATTATACTTCATTACTTGGAACTTTTCTAATGATTTAGGTGTCATCTCTTTGCCTAGTACGGATAAAATTTCTTCATACTCTTTAGTGTCTTCTTCACTTATTTCTTTGGATGTTTTTGCTGTATCTTTCTCATCACTTTTACCAATGTTAGACTCGGCACCAGCAACCACTCCCGCAATAAAAGCCTTATCTTTAGTCGTTAGGCTATCTTGTGGGCCTTTTGAAGGAACTTTAGCACATCGGCAGTTAGGATGTGAGTCAACTACTAGCTTGGGGGCATCTTCAACCCGATAAGGATTGCCTAGCTGAATACCGACACAGATTTTACAAGCCCCAGGTTCTGTTATCCAATCAACCCACTTAATCTTATTTTTTATGTAGGTTTCCGTATCAAGCTCATCAATCATCTTAGCGGACTCACTACGAATAAGGCGGTCAATTTTAGATTGCGTTTGATACATGCGGTCAGCTATATTACTTACTGGGTTTGCTTTGACTTGCTGGGTTAGAAATGCTCTTAACTCATCTAGACCTTTTCCAGTTTGATAAGCGCGGAACAGTTGCCCTCTGACTTCATCAAGGACACGGTCACCCTCTAGCCAGATATTACTAGATAAAGCTGGTAGAACTTGCTTGTTCTTATCTGTTCTCTTGGTAGCCAAAGTGTTCGAACGTAAAAAACGCCTCTCATCAACTGCTATTTGTTTAGCTTTTGATTGAGTGCGTTGAATGCTTTTATCTAACCAGGCGATGATGCCCAGTCCTGCAATAGCTGAGATTAAATTACCTAGATTTAAACCGGCTGTATTACCTAAGATTTTTGCTCGTTGCTTACTTTCAGGCAACCAACCGGAAACATCTAACTCATCAATAGCTTCTTTCCATTGCCGCTTATCCCATTGACTAATATTTTGTGTAACTTGAGAAATAGATAGGCCGTCTTCTTCTGCATAGTGCAGATAAAATGCTTCTAGGTGACTTTTAATATAAGCTAACGCTTGATCATAATAAGCATCCAGTTCTTTTCTTAAATCTAAATCACCTTGCTGGAGCTCAACTATTCTTTGCTCCATCTCCTGCTTGGTTAGAACCATTATCGGCACCTCCGATAGCATTTTGGATTAAGTTCGATACGCCAGTGGCATTTACATTTTGCTCTGCTCTCAATTCCTCTAAAGCTTTGTCCGGGTCTGTAATAAATGAAAGCTGACCAAGTAGAATCTTAGTGGGAACTTTACCGTAAAGCTGACTCACTAACTGCGCTTCCTCTGTGACATTATGTGGAATAGTCTGAGTAAATTTAATTTTTAGTTCAGAAACATCAAGCCCCATATCCTTAGCATTTGATACTCCGGTTATTATCTGCCGCAAAGCCTTGCGGAACTTCAAAGCTTTAACTTTAGCCATATCGGACATGGCTTGGAACTTCATTTGTAAGGCCACTCCAGAAATGTTGCCACTGAAACTATCATCATTTAGATTGACCACATTAGATATTTGATACATGGCGTCTAACAAACGATTAAGTAGGTGTTCTTGAGTGTCATCAGCACTTGGTTTAACCATGAAGTTAGCGTCCGCATTACCGCCACCTTCGTTGGCCACATTGATAACTCTGTCATCTCGAATCTTAGCAATATCATTCTTTTCTACTACGGCCCCTGTAATTTTAAGGTAGGCGTCAGCGAAATAATCAACGTCATTTGACTTGGCACTTAGTGCGTTGTCATAGGCATCCACCAAAGTAAAAACATCATCGCAAAGTCCTATACGTTCTTCATTTTCAGGGGCCTCAATTAAAGGAACAATCCCGTAAGGATGAGTAAAACCTTGGCCACCGTTTAAATAGCCATTTTTGGCAGTGGTCTCGTTGTACACGTAATATCCTTTAGAATCATATAACGTAATCTCTAAGCGATTATGGGTATCCTTTCGGTAAATAACCCCATAACGAACCTTCTGCTTAAAAGTAGCGTCATAAATCAAGAAGGAGTGCGTCGGACTTTGTGGAGCAACTAAAGTCTGATACCTGCCGTTTTTGTCTTCTTCGCTATCCTGGAAAAGCAAATAGTAGGCTTGACCATATTCAGAAGCCATCTTGGCCACCTCAGCAGTCACGTCATCAAAATCAATTTGTTTCATCCAGGCAGCTATTTTCTTGTCTGCTTCTTTATCGTCACTATCAATCTTAACCGGGGTACCAACAAAAAAACCGTTAAATGAATTAACTGCCTTTCTCGGGAAGTTAAACATTAAACGGTTGTCCGGTTTATAACTTTCTTTTGCTGCCTTTTCTAAAATTGGGTGTTGTCCTGTGTAATAGGCATGCTTCTTTTTATACTCTGCACTCAGTCGCTCCCTGTGTACGTTAACAACTGTCAACAGGTCGCCTGCAGTAATATCATCATCCCCTTCGATTAAAAAGAGGTTATTGTCAGTTATTCTAATTTTATTGGTGATTATACCCGATAACCCTAATGATGTATCTAAAGCCATTTGTTACCTCCTAAAATCCTTTAAAGGTTCTGATAATTGATGGTTTGTGATTCTTAGTATAGATAGCGTATCTGATAGCATCCAGTACGTGGTCATTGTCTTTAACCGGCATCCCACTTTTAGCGTCCCAAACATATTCGTAAATTTCACTTAGAAACTCTTGAATACCGGCTTTTCTTACAAAGAACCTCTTTTCTTTAATTCTCTTTGCAACCTCTTCGATGCCAGACAAGACAGATTTATTTGCATTGATACACCGAAGCCCTTCACGATTAAATCTAGCAACGTGTTCAGGTCTAGCCGAATCAGCATAAAATCTAATTCTGCCATACTTAGCACAAACTTTTTTAGCAACATCTACCCAGTAATCAATTTCTTTATACTGGGCTGTGTGCTCTTCTAGCAAGTATGTCTTATTTTCAATATCCGCTAAAACTACTAATGAACCTTGGTGTTCATATCCCCAGTCAATACCTGCATAAATCTCTGCATTAGGTGAAACTTTTATATCGTCTAACAACATAGTGCGTTCATCGAAGTCTCTATACACGGCCCCTTCTCCCGCAACCCAAAGGCCTAAAATAGCACGATCATAAAACATTCCACTCGGAGTTGTAGCCTTCAAAGAGTTGACATACCGCTCACTAAGAAAAGGATTATCATCAACTGAATAATGAAAACTAATAATTTCTTTGGAGTTATTAGGGTTATCTATGTACTTCTTCTTCAGCCAGTGAGTGGGGACGTCTGGGTTTGTATCACATAAAACCCGCCCTTTGCCTTCCGAGCAACGTTTACGAATTTCATCAAAAACTTCTTCATTAGCTAATGACGCTTCGTTAATGTATGCCCCAAAAGCTGACATACCTCTAATACCTGCTAAACCTCCGATAGACCCTGTGTAAGCTTGAACTACAGTTACACCGAATAACTCAAAATTTCCCCACTTATCGAACTTAAAATTAATACCATAAGTATCAGAAAGAGGATTCAGCACGTTATTAGCGATTGTTCTTGATGAGACTCCACCTAAAATATATAAGGGGTGCTCTTTGCCGACTTTTTTAGCAATGTTGGCAACTTCTCTAAGCTGATATAAGAAGATAAGGTTATCAATAACCGTTTTTCCCGCACGCACCCCACCGTGATTAATAAGCAACGTCCACTCTTGATTAGTCAACGCTTCTTTAAGCACGCTTTGTTGTTTCGGAGTTAGTATCTTGTTTAGCTTGCTCATCTTCCAAACCCTCCACTAATAAATCAAGGTATCTATCAACTTCATAAGTACGCTTATCCCAATCGCCATTCATTGCATCCATCTTAGCCTTAGCAGCTTTAATTGCCACCTTAAGGTTTTGGATACTCAAACCAGCTTTCTCTTTTTCACCCAGAGCAAAGAACTTAAGCAACCAATCTAATGCCCTATTTTGGTCTTGCAGTTCAAGCTGAACACCATCTTTTTTACTAACACGGATAGACTTAATCAATGATGTATCCATTTTGTCAATATCTTTCAAGTGAACATAATCCTTAGTATAGGTTTTCTGCTCGCCAGTTTCGTAATCTATGACAGGATTGCCCTCATCATCAAAAACTGTATGTGTTTCAGAACCAAAATCTAAGTAATCAGCAATATCAGAGAATGCTATTTTAATCTGCTTAGCTAACAAATCTTCGGTTTCTAATTCTATCTCTTGAGAACGTCTCTTTTTCAACGCAGTAATATAACTTCTTATGCCATCATTTGCCATCATTCTATAAGCTAATGAATGCGCAGTATCATAAGAAACATCGTAGGCTTTAATGTACGATTGAATTGCATTGAAACTCTTGACGTAGTAGGCACAAAAGAGTTTTTGCTTGTCAGTTAACCCTTCGGCTTTTTCATCAGAAAGGGGTGCAACCTTTTCAATTTTTGGGTGCAACTTTTTTCTTTTGGGTGCACCCCTTTTATCCTTGATTGCATTCCTTTGCCATTTACCTCTACTACGCCAGGATTTGACGGTATTGATGGATATGTCATACTTGGCTGCGATGTCCTTGTACTTCATGCCGGCTTCATAATCTAACCGGACTTGTTTTTTCTTATCCATTTCAATACCATCACCTCCGTTTAAAATTAAAAAAACGCCGATTTTAAAAAAACAGCTATCTTTATAAAATAAAAAGCCAGCCTAACAGACTGACTTTGACGTTAATCGCAAGCATTTGGAATTGCACCACCGAGTTTTCTAACCGAGTGCGCGCGATCAATTTGCACTCGGGAGGACTAACCT